CCGACAACAGACACGACTTGTGACTTGCGGAGTTTGGAGCCATTCTTCTTCTTGTAGGCGCGTACCTTTAGGCATACTTGCCCTCCGTTACGCTGGTCGCCCTTCTTATCTGGGGCGGTATTGCCTTCGATACAGGTGACTGTGCCATCGCCGTTATCTTTAACGACAATGCCAACGTGAGAGATTCGGTCTACTCCGTCGTTTGGGAAATCAAAGAACACAACATCTCCTGGAAGAGGAATTGCTTCCTCAGCCTTTTCCCATTGGTTCTTCTTCATAAACGCGGTAGCACCTGCAACTGTTGATACGCAATTAGGGATCTTGAGACCCACTTCATTGGCACACCAGTTGACAAATGACCCACACCAAGGCAGGAAGTTAGCCTTAGTGAAAGCACCGTACTTTGTTTCGTTGTCCTTAGGACCTTCAATTACACCGATTTCTGCTCGGGCTACTGCAATAAAGTCTAGACGTTGACCCATTATTCACTCGCTTTCTTATCAACCTTAGCAAAGGCTGCATTGATTTCTTCTGAGGTGAGGCTTCCATCTGCTAGGTAGAAACGGGCAAGGGCTTCAAGCACACGTGCTGCTCCCAGAGCGCCAGCAAGCGTTGCGGCCTGCCATACTTCAATCCCAACTAATGATCCAGCACCGATAACTCCAAGAGACTCTGCTGCGATAACAGCAAAGATTCTCATCATTACGTTCTTGAATGTATCCATTATTCGTCCTTCATGTTTCGGATGTTGAGCGTTACTGCCCAGACAATAAGTGTTGCTATGATTGCATAACCAACGATAGTCTTTGCAGACCCTTCTAGTACCACCCAGGCGGTGAACATGCCTAGGATTGTCCAGAGTTGATTAAAGAAATCTGAGAACCATTTTTTCATTAGGGTTTCCTTCTATACGCGGCTGCAGCAGCAGCACCTGCTGCGGCTTGGGTGGCTATGTTTCCAGCGATAATGGCTGATAGAACAACCTTCTCTGACTCTTCTCTTACCTCTGATGACATATCTGCACCAATGTTTGATAGGGCGGTAAGGACTTGTCCTGGATCTGTAAAGAGTTCTGCAAGGAGTTCTGCAGGGTTTTCTAGTAGGGTTAAGGCTATTACCACCTCAGCCGTAAGAACGACGCCGTTAGGCAGTTCTACGGGCGTATCAGGGGGCAACACGCTGAGGTCTGTCGACTCACTAAGCACCACAACTTCTGGTACAGTAGGTTCAGGTGTTTCTATAGGAGGCTCAGGTTGTACTGGTTCAGGCGTTGGCTCAGGTTCAGTAGGTTCAACCTCAGGCTCAAGTGGCTCTGGTTCGTCAACGATCTCAGGCTCCGTGATCTCAGGTTCCTCAATAGGTTCCTCGACAGGCTCTTCTGGTTCCGCAGGAACCTCAGGCTCTACGACCTCTGGTTCATCCACTGGTTCGTCAATTTCAGGCTCTGGTTCTTCAGGAACTTCAGGAGTGGGTTCTGGCTCAGGCTCAGGTTCTGGCTCTGGAGTAGGTTCAGGTAATGGTTCTGGTTGAGGCTCTGGCCTTGGTGGCGATACCACTATTGGTTCTGGTTGCACTACTGGTACTGGCTCAGGAAGAGGAGTAACTACAGGTGTTGGAATTGATTCTACTGTTTGGGTATCTACCGTTGATGTTTCTACTGGTAGTACAGGAGTTGAAGTATCGGAAGTTGGAGTCTGTGTTTCAACAGTTACAGTTTCAGTTGCGGATACTGTCTCAGGAGGTACAACAACTACAGTTGGAGAATCAACTATCACAGTCGGAGATTCGACAGTTGCAGTTTGAGAATCAACTGTTGAAGGACTCGGAGAGGGACTTGGTTCGGATGAAGGAGCAGTGGCAGTTTCAGATACGACAGTTGAACTCTCAGAAGTTACAGTTTGAGTCTCGCTGGGACTTTCGGGACTAGGGGCTACGCCATTATAGTAACGAAGAGCGTTATCAGAAAGACTGTCACTAATAAAAACAGTGAATCGTCCATTGAATCCTCCCTCACAGTACAGTCTGGGAATACTACCCTTACCATTAAAAAAACTATTACTATTATCCCAGCCAGTCGTAGCAGTTCTAGTCTCGCTGCCATCGGCAGTGGTACAAGTAATCTGTACGTCTAAGACCATTACGGCCTGTGATGATGCTGGGAATAAATAAGATGTGCCTATTACTAGGAGAATAATTCCTAGTCTACTTGCCGTCCTTCTCGCAGAGGAGGAGATATATTTGGTCAACGCGTGTTTCCAATCGGTTCACTTGATCTTTGACAGAACTACCCCCATTTGGTTTTAATTCTGATAGATAGTGTTTAACTAACCATCGAACAAAACCTGTAAACCCTACAATCAGGGTCATCAGCGCTACGAAAAAACCAGCCCATTCAGTAATCGTCATAAGACGGTCCTGACTGTTACAGTAAGCAAACCGCCAAACCCAGAGAAGTTTCCACTTGGTGGGGTCTTACGAGAGAATTGAATCTGCTCGATGATGGCTTGCACACGTTCTCCTGTCGTAAAGTCTTGTACGTTGACAATATCGCCTTCGGCTTCAATTGCCTCAAGTATTTGAATACGCTCCCACGCACGGCCTTCATATCCAGTCGTTACGTTATAACGGTCTTTCTCAACGTCAAAGCACCACACGGGGAACTGAATCAACCGTTGGCGCTTAGTTGCAGGAAGCGCTTTTGCTTGGAAGCCCTTAAATACGGGTCCTTTACTGGTATCGCTTGCGCTACGTGAGAGCGTAAATCTGTAGGATAGGAACTCTTGTGGAGCCTCTGGGTTGGTCGTTGCTGCATCTGGAGTACCAACTGCAGCATTGTAAGAGATGACGTTGTTGATATTGCCATTCTCTTCTACTGTCTGGATGTCCATAGCACCAAAGGAATAGTCACCTCTGGCACGTACAAACTTAAAGTTCTTTGGCTCAAGTGTTCCATAGCGGATAGCACCTGTCTGTAGGTAGCCAGATGTTACAAAAGTGCTAGCAGACTCAATATATGCTTTTCCGTCGGCTGTTCCATTGTTGGCACTACAGAATGCTAAACGGTTGGTTGTTCCTACAAATCCCACTGCTGTGGTTGGATTAAGAGTTGTTTGTACTCCAACCAAGTCAGTTGAGTAGGCAAAGCGTAGTGGCTCTCCCTCGATAAGTTGGCTAAGATCAACACGAGTAAGACCAGCGTTAGAACCTACACCTGTGGTAGCCCATGCAAAACGATCACGACATGCGATGTCATAGACAGGTTGAGTTGACTCAAATACAAGTGGACCATACTCAAGAGAACCATCTTGGTCGTTAACGTTAGCAACGCGTAGACCCTTGCTGGTTCCAATAATCATATAGCCAAGGTAATACAAAATCTTATGAATGATCTCTCCAGGTGGCAGTTCTGCAGCAACAACAGCCTGTGACAGAGTTGGCATAGCGCCGTTAGTTCCTAGAGTGTACTTCTGGATAGTCGAATAGATACCTGAGTGACCAGCAGTATAAATAGCAGGACCTGATGCCGTGATGCTAGTGTATACGTAGTTAGTATTAGGATTGGTGTAGATAGCAGAAGGCAATGTTGTTGCATTTGTAGCAATTTCATAGACTGCGTTATTAACGCACATCACAATACGATCTTTTACAAATTCCATCTCTGCAGAAGTGATAGTCAATCCAGGAGTTGTAAACCTAGCGGTAGGCGCTACTGCAGCACCATCTGATAACAGTTTACGGTTAAACTCTAGTTTGCCAGATACTGTGTCATTTGTAACAAAGTAACCATATAGGCCATCGTCACAGATACCAAACACAGGATCATCTGTTCCAGAGTTATAGTCCAACCAGTGAATCAATGTTCCATCAGCATCAATACGGTCTACATCGTAGCCGTCATGAAGCAAGATTGCATTTGTATTGCTGTAACGAATAGAGCGAATATGCTGTTCAGCCTTTTTTGTTGGATCTTCTTCGTTAACTTCTGTTGTTATAGTATGAACGTTGCTTGTATCCTTGAGCAGGGTTACTTGACCCTTAACCCAAGGATTAACACCCTGTGAATCAAAGTAGCGGTAGCCGATTGACTCACCTGCTGATGGATCGAAGAACTTGATACCTGCTCCACCATGGAATGATGACTGAGAACGAAGCCACCAGCCTGTAAGAGACTGCTCGCCTGGTTCACGTGAGTTGTCAAACTGATCCTTGCGGTATGGTGCTGTCTCGCGCTGATATGGGTTCTGATCTGTTGGTGCGATGAAGAATGGGATACCACCGAAGGCTACGTCATAGTCCTCTGCGTTATTGGTCCAGAATCCACTTGTTCCAGGATTACCTACATTGAGGGGTAAACCCTCGGTAATATCTTGGCCAGCCAAAGCGTACCTCCACTACTAGAAAGAAATTAAATTATTCGGTTGGAATTACTTGCCAGTTAAGGTCTTCTTCTACCCAACGGTAGAATTGTCCATCTGTAGGCATAGGTGTAGGTGCTTCCCAGAATGAACCATTGCGTGTCCAAGATGGGTAAGGCTGAGGTGCTACAAAGATATCTTCTTCTGCGTTGTAGTAATACCCAATTCCTGCGTATGTACCACGAATGTTGTTGTTGTAACTTGTGCGCTTGCAGACCTGTCCACGAAATTCTCCGTAGTGTGCTTCCCAATCAGAGATGCCGTCTACTACTTCGTCTTCGTTACGTCCTACAATTACTTCTGTTACGATATTGTTTTCATCTAGAAATGCGTAATGTGCCATTAGAATGTCACGCTCCCTGTTCCTGCGGTAAATTTGTAATATTTAAACCCGCCTGTTGTGTATTGAGTATAAGTTAAACCACCACCGATAGATGATAAGTTTGGTTTAGTATCTGGATAACGAATCACTATAATACCTGAACCACCTGCGCCTCCTCCAGCAGAGCCACCTCCACCTGCTCCACCACCGCCACCGCCTCCAGTGTTTACTGTTCCAGCGATACCTGCAGCCCCATTTGGTGAAGCAGTTCCGTTTCCTCCACCACCGTTGCCGCCAAGACCTCTAACGCCTCCGCCTGTACCGTAAGCACCACCTCCACCACCACCTGCGTAGTAGTAGTTTCCAGAAACCAATTGTCCTGTAGAAGTAACGCTTCCCATTGTATTAACAAAAGCAACTATTAATCCACTTATGCCAACACCGCCAGAACCAGAAGTATTACCAGACGTGTTGCCACCAACCGCTCCTGCACCACCGCCACCGCCAGTTGGGTATCCTCCTGGCTGTGATGAAGAAGTTCCACCTGAGTTACCATAACCACCAGTTTGGGTTGACGTTCCAGCAGCAGTTAAATTAAATCCTCCACCACCACCTGAACCGCCATTAAACCCTGCAGGTCCATTTGTTGATGTTGCTCCACCGCCTTTTGCGGTTAACGAAATACCTGTTCCAGAAATACTTGAATCTACTCCATTTGTTCCATTAGAAGTAGATGGAGAAGTACCACCACCACCAATTGTAAATGTATAAGACCCAGGCAAAAATGTATTAGCAGCGCTTGCAATAACTCCACCAGCACCCGCGCCAGCAGCAGTATCCCAACCTGCACCACCGCCACCCGCAACAATTAATACATCCGTATAAATATAAGGGTCATAATAAGCGTTACCAGCAAGCACACTTCTGCTTTTAGATTTAAGTTTAAGACTAATAACTGCCATTAGATTGCATACCTCACTATGACTATTCCTGAACCGCCTGTGCCGCCTGTATTATTTGGAGAGGTAGTAGCACCGCCACCACCGCCACCAGTATTAGTGCTACCTGCTGTTCCAGGAGCGCCACCGTTACCGCCGCCGCCTGAGCCACCTGTTCCATAAGTTCCCGAATCAATGCGACCACCACCACCGCCGCCAGCGTAAAATCCGCTAGCGCCTGTTGATGTTGCAGTTGCCCAAGATGAATAAGTATTTACACCAGCACCGCCGTTACCGCCAGCGCTGATTGCAGCAGCAGCACCAGCAGCGCCAGCGCCACCACCACCACCTGCTGCTTGACCACCACTACTACTACCAGCACCTGCTCCACCTGCGTTGCCTTGTCCAGATGGACTAGCAGCACCGCCTGCTGGATTAACTCCTGCTAATTTTCCGCGACCTGAACCACCGCCACCTGAACCGCCATCACCACCAACATCTGCGCGTCCGCCGAAACCGCCGCCTTTTGAGGTAGTTAATGAACCAAATGTTGAATCAACTCCAATGGTTCCAGCAACTCCAACTCCACCAGCGCCACCAGCACCAATTGTAACTGCATAATTAGTTTGAGTTAATGATTGTGCGCTGTGAAGAAGTAAACCACCTGCTCCACCGCCTCCGCCAGCATCTCCACCACCACCTCCACCACCTGCAATAACAAGAATATCTGCAGTTAAGTTTCTAAATGGCTTAAATCCAACAGTATCTGTTGCTAAAAATGTGTGGTAAACATAATTTGAATCTTGAGTAATTGTTCCGCCAGTTGCTTTAATGTAGCGTTTCAAAGAAGAAATTTGTGAAGTTATTGCTTTATTTCTCATAGATGAAATAGCCATTACTTTGTCACCGTTCCTGTTCCACCTGTGAATTGATATACACGATAACCTGAACGGGTTGGTTGTGTATATGTTAATCCTGCACCAATATTCGTTAGAGCAGGGTATGTATCTGGATAAGCAATAACAATTACCCCAGAACCACCGCTTGCACCTGTGTCAGCGTAACCGCCTCCACCACCGCCTCCGCGATTAGCAGTTCCTGCGGTTGCTGCAACTGTACCGCCAGCAATTTTCTTTCCATTACCCCCGCCACCAGTACCAACGCCAACATTGTTGTAAGCGCCGCCACCGCCACCTCCAGCGTAAACTATTGTTGACCCTGTGATTGAGTTAGATGTGCCATTACCACCGCTACCACCTGTGGCTGTTGTGTCATATGTACCTGTAAAACCTCCACCATTAGATGATGAACCACCACCACCTCCGCCGCCTTCACCAAATCCTGTGTTGGAGCCGCTTCCACCTGAGTTTCCTTGAGATGGAGATGTGCTTGGAGTATTACCAGCACCACCTGTACCTGCTCCATAAGAAGGGGAACCTGAACCAGTCTTAGTACCGCCACCACCGCCAGAACCACCAGCAGTACCGTTCATTGTGGTATTTGAGTAATCACCACCAGCACCACCACCCGCAGCAGTAACTGTGTCGAAGACAGAATTAACACCACTTGTGCTACCAGGTTGTCCTGCTCCTACGGTTACAGTAAAAGAATCAGATAAGAAGAATGATGAACCAGTTCTATATCCTCCTGCTCCACCTCCACCAAAGGAACCACCACCTGCACCACCTGCAACTACAAGGTAGTCAACAGGAATAGGATTATAAAAAGCATTGCCTACTAAGAGGCTAATACTGTTTTCGCCAGTCTTAACACTCTTGATTGACATTAGACAGAAGCCTCATCACCGTACGCGTGGAATACAAGGTTAGCAGTTGAAGCGTAAACTGTTACTACATCTGTAGTTGCAAGTGTAAGACCAACAGTAATAACTGTGGTATCTGATGCACCTACTGTGATGTCATAAGCAAAGTAATGCACGTTTGCTAGTGTTGCTCCCGCAGGGCGGATAGCAATACGAAACGTAGCAGCAGTTGCTGTTAGGTTAGCAATAGAGATGCTTGATACTACTGCTTCTTTAGCAGAAGGTACCGTGTAAAGTGTCGTTGCTGTTGTTGCTGATGGGTTTGATTGCCCAAGTACTTTTTTTGCCATTTGTATTTCTCCTTAGTTTCTTAGGCACCCATAAGCATAAAGATGCTTGGGGTTGGGTCGGTTACAATTGTTGACCACGTAGCGGATGTGCCGTTTGTGGTTAAGTATTTTCCTGCATTACCTGTTTGGCTTGGTAGAGCATCAACGGCTCCCCAAGAGGATACAGTTCCATTGGTAGTTAAAAACTTGCCTGAGTTACCAGTCTGACTAGGCACTACATAGTCTGTAGAGTCTGTAGCCACAAGAGTTTTGCTAGATGGAATAGTTGTACCGTTGATAGATGTAGCAGTTGCTACACCAAGAACAGGGGTAACAAGGGTAGGACTGGTATTCATTACGAAGGTAGAGCCTGTACCAGTCTGGGCTGCAACGCTAGTTGCTGCACCTACAGATGTGATAGGACCAGTCAAGTTGCTAGGTGCAACAGTTACTGTATCTACATAGCCCTTAGTGGCTGCATCAGTAGATGTAGTTGGTGTACCAAGTCCAGTTACCTTGTTGGTTCCCATTGCTAGGTTGCCAGTCATTGTGCTACCAGACTTGAGTACTACTGTGTCTGAGAAGTTTGCTGTATCAGCCAAGGCTGCTGCAATCTCATTAAGGGTATCAAGAGTAGATGGAGCACCATCAATAAGGTTGTTGATTGCTGTTCCAACATATGCTGTAGTTGCTACCTGAGTAGTGTTAGTACCAGCAGTAGCAGTTGGAGCAGTAGGAACGCCAGTAAGAGCAGGGCTAGCCAATGGAGCGTATGTGCTTGAGGCTGTTGCAGTCGCTAACTTAGAGTCAATCTGAGTCTGGATAGCAGAAGTAACTCCGTCAAGGTATCCAAGTTCTGTTGTAGATACTGTAGATGAAGGAGCAATCTTGCTCCAGTCAATAGCAGCAGATGCGTTGATGTCTGCATTGACAATACCGTTGGTCAAAGCCAACTTGCCGTAGGCAATCTGAGCAGATGTATTAACGTCTGCATTGACGATTGCTCCAGTGCCAATGACTGTTGTAAGGCTTACGTTGCCAGTTCCATCAAAGGTAACTCCGCTTGCTTCGACATCTCCAGTGAGTTGGAATGTGCGACCAGTGGCTAGGGCTGTGGCTGTAGCAGCATTACCTGTGGTTGAACCAGAGGTTCCTGATACGTTACCAGTGACGTTGCCTGTGAGGTTACCTGTGAATGTACCTGCGATAGCGCCAGTACCAGTAATGGTTGGGCTAGTCAGTGTCTTATTAGTAAGAGTCTGAGTTGTATCAGTTCCTACAAGAGTTGTTGTAGCATCTGGAATTGTGACCGTACGGTCTGCAGTAGGATCTGTGACTGTAAGAGTTGTTTCAAATGCATTAGCAGTAGCACCTTCAAATACAATGCTTGCATCTGTAAGGGTTAATCCTGATACCTCAGGTGAGGTAAGAGTCTTGTTGGTAAGTGTCTGGGTGTTGGTTGTACCAACTACAGCACCAGTCGCACCGTGTCCTGTGGTTGCTTCGATGTGGTTATTAGCCTCACGGAAGTCAACACCGATAGCCATGTGACGAACCTTGGCTCCTGCTGAGTGGGCTACACCAGTAGAGCCTTCTGTACCAGTTCCATCAACACCACGAATAATTGTTATTGTTGTGCTGCTAGGCTGGCTAGGAGATACGGCATAGACAATTTCTTCAAGCGCTGTATCTGGATCAATAACGAGAGTAAAGCGCTCACCAGAAGCAAGCGTATAGCCACCGAGCACCGCTGCTGAGTTAACCACCATAGTGGTTGCAGTTGAGTTAAGTGCTGATGTAAGTGATGTCTCTTGCGAGATGGAGGAGTATCTGCGGACTGTCATTGATTAGTACCTCGTATAGTGGATTCGGGTTGGGTAAACATCACGAAGTTTGCCTGCTTCTTCGTTCAAGCGTTGCTGATAGAGTCCAAGCATGAATCGTGCTGTTGAAGCACCAGAGCCATACTGGATCTTTGTATCTGCGTTATCTGCTTCTGCAGATGAATAGTTAAGTCGACCTGGGTCAATGAATGACGCTAGGCGATATGATGCTCCGTAAAGGATGACATCTTTACAAGATGATGGAAGCCCTGTGACAGTCTCAAATACTGCAGAACCTGGAGATGCTGAAAGCGTGGCTGGCTTCTTGGTGTAGTGAACCTGGATCTTGCGACCTGATTGAATATTGTCGTAGACTGAAATACTGTTGCCTGATGCAAATGATGTTGTATTTGCAAGAGGATCTTGACGCCAGTTACGAAGTGGCATCCATTCTTCTGTAGATCCTGTTGGCTGCCATGAGACGTAGAGGATTGTCTCTGCCTCTGCTGGTAGGCTGTAGGTTGTCTTAGCAGAGTTAAAGTTAAAGACATGAACCCCTGTTGCAAACAGTTGAGGAAATACTGCGTCAATTGTATCGTTGATGGCTTTCTTTACTACTGCCTTAGGGAAGGTAGGAGCAACGGTTACTCGGCTGTTAACCGTGTGTACCGCTGCCGTAGTACCGTTATAGCCACGGCCATAAGGTGCTACAGTAGCGGTATTGGACACACGATCATAACTATCAATCCAAAGTAGTTCGTCATCAATCTCGACAACACCTTTACCAATATTTGACACATCAGCCAAGTTAAGAGTCAAGGCAGATGCGTTGATCTCCTGTGTAAGGTGGGTACTACGATCCTGCCTCATTGTATAACCAGATAGATTGAGGAGTGCCTCATCTATCATATTGGTATAGGTGGTTGTCATTTAACGTCCTTTAAGTTTGAGTTACTTCTTCTTCTTTGCTTCGCGCTTTGCTTTTAGTCTTGCCTGTAGTGCTGCAATTTCTCTTTCACGTGCAGGAGTTCTTTCAATTTTGTTTGTTAAACCAGCAAGAGCGCCACCTAGCATTGAGAATCCGCCATACTTAGGCTTTGTCTTAGAAGCGGCTGCTTTCTTAACTGGAGCCTTTCCTGCGGTTGGCTTGTTAGGAACGAACATAGATCCTACGTACTTACCGCCACCATCTGACTTAGCCTGGCTAGGATTACGATATCCTGATGGCTGTCCACCTGCAGGAGCCTTAGATGCTGGCTTATCAGGTACAAACATAGAACCGACATAACGACCAGAAGATGATGGTTTTGTTGATGCTGTTGCCTTTGCTACGCGAGCATCGCCATACATACGGCGGAGTGCTTCACGATACTCAGGAGAATTATTTGATGATGCTGCCTTGAGGGAGGCAGACATTCCCTGCTGCTTAATCTTATCAATGGTTGCTTGCGAAACCTTGATGTTTTTGTTTGGCTTAGTTGCCATGTTACCACTTAACCTTATCTGCCCAATACGCGGCACTCAATTTTCCTTTAGAAATGTTACTTGCGTGACGAGCCTTAAATGACTTACGTCGCGCTGCATATGATGCCGACTCTCCCTTTTTCTTTGGAGAGCCACTGACACCCTGTTGACCAAAGCGGATAGTCTTGACCGTCCCACCCACTTTTGCCACAACTACGTGTGACTTCTTTGGATGAGTCGGTGTACGCTTTGGCTTGTTATAGCCAGATACTCCTACCCGCTTTAGTCTAGGGTCTGTCATTACTTAACCTTTGATCCGCGCATTCCTGAGCCGCCAGTAGCCTTCTTCTTACCTGGAACAAATGTTGATCCTTGGTATGAACCTGGAGCCTGTGTCTTCGCCTTTGTAACACGTGCTGCGCCGTACATGCGCTTTACGCCTTCGACGTATGAAGCGCTTGCCTTGCCCATTACGGCTTTCTTGAGAGCGGCTGTCATGCCGTCTGCCTTGATGCGATCAATTGTTGCCTGTGAGACCTTCATTGCTGGAGCCTTTGGCTTTGACGCTGGTGCTGCATAGTTGCGGTATCCCGAAGGTTGTCCGCTTCCTGTCATTCTTGCCATTTTTGTTACCTTCCCTTTATCTGTATTTTGAGGTTTTCTTTGCTATCGCTTTGGGTTGTCTTACAAACTGCTTGCCTTGACTTGTACCCTTACGCTTGGCTGCAGTTGTTTTTGCGTATTCCTTGGCTGATAGAGCCTGACGTGCCTTCTTGGGAAGGTAGCGTTCTCCTGTTGCCTTGGATCCTTGAGTGCTAGGTTTACCAGATTTGGTTCCCCACTCTTCCTTTGTCCATTTAGACAAGGACTTCTGTTTGGTAGTCTTGCTACCAGAGTAGCCACCACCAGCCTTCTTATAAGCCTGAGCAACTAACTGTGCTTTACGAGCAGACCACTGACCAGGTTTACCACCTTGAGAGCCCGCCATAATGCGGTTCTTGATTCGCTCTCTTAATTCAGGCTTTGTATAGGTCATATTGTTCTCTTAGTTGGTGTAACCGTTTGGCCAAGTACCAGTACGATTAGCCTCAGCCTGACGCTTCTTGCGAAGTTCGGCTTCTGCTTTCTTCTGTTGCTGCTGCCAAGTTGGGTTTGAAGTAACCTTTGGCTTAGGTGTAGCGGTAGCCTTTGGTGTTGGCTTTACCTTACCAAGATCTCTAAGACCAACAGTACTTCCATTTGGAAGGACAAGTATTGGACCAGTGTTCTTTGGTTTAGGTGAAGGCGTAGCCTTTTTCTTCATTCCTGGCATAATTACATACCACGCTTGTTGTTGAAAATTCCGCGCTTTACGACTTTTTTCTTAGCAGACTTTTTGGCAATCTTCTTGCCAGTCTTCTTGGCTTCCATTTTGGCCATAGCCATTCCCTTTGCTGTGTATGGGAACTCTTTCTTTCCTACTTTTGGCATTAGATTGCTCCTACTTCGCTTAGTTTGGATACTGTCTTGTTTTGTATTAAGTTTGTGCTGGGCATGGTATTGGCGTCGTATGCTTTACCCATAGCATCAGATGCTCTGCGAGCCTCTTGAATCTTCTTCATGGATGTACCTGACGGCTGGATACCCTGAGCCCTTGCATCGCGGTAGGCTTGTAATTCGCCTTCCCACTTCTTATTGCTTGTTTGCTTCTGTGAAGAAGCGTCCCCTGCATTCATCTGTAGTCCTAGTGCCTTGCAACCAAAGCAACCATCTATCGGATCTGGATGATGTTCCCAATGTTTCATGCTGTCTCCACTGTGTATCCTGCTGCCTCTAGGCCAGCCTTCTCGCCTGGGCTAACATCGTATGTTATCCCACCTAAATAGAAGGCTTCCGCTTCTTCTATCTCTTCACTAGAAGGGTTTCTGACCTCATAATATTCCCCGTCGATCTTGATAACGCTAATCCCACGGGTAAGGCGATAGCGACTAAAAAGTGGCCCCTCGCCAGCAGGACCTTCGCTGATTGTTGGTGTTGTGAATCTGTATGTCATGTGACCTCCTAAGTCGTTTTACTGATGAGTAGGGGTTGCCCCCTACCCACCCGTCTAATTACTTAGATTATGCACGAACTGATGAAGCAGTCTCAATGCGGTATAGCGCTTCCTGACGGAATACAGACCAGTTGATCATACCGTGCCAGCCGACTGGGCGGAAACGGTTCAACTTGTCTACAACGTTACCAAACTCAATGCCTGGTTCCTTCCATACTGCCTCAGCAAGTGCTTGCTGTCCGAGTACGTAGGTGTTGTAAACGCGAGCCTTAGGTGTAACTGTAAGTGTGTTTGTTCCAACAGTTCCTGAGTTAGCGACAGACACAGTGAATGTTGTGTTTGTTGCACCAACTGAGATTGCTGTGATCAAAGCACCAGTTCCTACGTTTGTACCTGAGATAGCATCTCCAACCTCAGCAAGACCACCGAATGCAGCGTTTGCTGCAACGATTGTGAACTCGCCTGAAACACCTGATACTGCAGAAGCAGTAGCAAGTGCTGTTAGAGCCTTACCTGAGATGGTGTTTGTCATGCGTGGTGTCTCGATGAAACGGACACCTTCCCATGCGCCGAGTTCTCCTGCAAGGAGTGGCCCAACGTTCTGGTACTCATGTGGTGTACGCCAGATGTTGTTTCCTGTCTCTGTACGGAGATCATGTGAAACTTCTGGGTGGATGTATGAAACATACATTCCGCCACGTGTGAGAACATTTGCAGCACGCAACTTTGTTACAGCGTAACGTACGTCGCGTCCCTTGAATGTGTCTGTTGTGTCAATTGTTGACTTAGCAGCAGTTGTTGAAAGTGCTCCGCCTGATTCACGGATGACGTTTGTACCTGCATCTAGAACAGCGGCAATACCGTTGTCTAGTGTTGTTGCCATGTTGAACGCAACTGCGTTAGCAATCCATGGATCAACATCAGCAAGAGACATAAGTGCCAACTTGCGTGTTGGAAGTACGACGCGACCTAGTTCTTGCTGTGTGACATCAAGAGTTGTGGTCGCTGGTAGTGCTACTGCATCTGGATCTACAGTTTCAGCGAGTGTTGCACCTGCGATTGAGGTGTCAGCAATATCGTTGTGGAACTGGAAACGGATTGAAGAACCGTCGTGAGTTGGGTTTCCGATCTTCTTGTCTGCGATTGCGCGGAACTGTGGTGTTGAACGAAGGTTGATTTCGATCAACTTGTCGTACGCCAAAGTTACAAGATTGGAACCTAACCCAGAGGTTGTAGTGGTAAAGATATCTGCCATTTGGAGATATCTCCTTTCTGGTTAGTTTGCGGTTTATTGACCGCTGAGAATGGTTAGAATTTCATCTTCGGAAGTTGCATTCGCTAGGCGATTTGCAATATCATCCGAAGCCCCTGGTGCTTCTGCATTAGTCAGAACATTGTTCATCTTCTGCATTGAAGCGATATCTTCTTGAGATACCTTTGGAGCGTCCTGTTGAATACCAAACACGTCGGCATACTGGTCGATCCATGCGGAAATTGCTTCCTCGCTTGCTTCGATGTCATTTGGAACGAATGCTGCGATCTTTGCGTTGACTCCACGGGATGTAAAAACATCTTTTAGAATCCGCTCTTTTTGAGATTTACTCAGTTCTCCCAGGTTACTCTCTAGTTCTTTTGCTCTGCGTTGCTCGGCCTTTAGCGCTTTGCGGAGTTTCTTTACTAGATCGGTATCGTTGTCGTATGTCGGGGTGTAATCCTCGTCATCTTCGTCTTCGATGTCCCAGTTGATGTTGTCGCGGTTGTTGCTCATAGCAACCTCTCCCTTGTTAGTAGTTGGCGTACGCCTCAAGATTGGAAGGGGCTCCAAGTTGGCTCGTACTATCGGTCTTATACACCATTGGGGCCGATAGGTCCAATGGAATTCTTTTTATACTGCTCCGAGTGTGGAGCGTGTACCTAGTGAGCCACCGAATCCTCGGCTTGCTCCCATGGTTCCGCTCTTACGCTTAAATGCTAGTTCTTCTTGTTCTTTGCGCTTCTTGCGTAATTCTGATGCCATTCCTAGGAACTCTTCTGTTTGAAGATCTTTTTGGATAGCCTCTTTGTCAGCCTTGACTCCATAAATATTCTCTAGTTTAGTCAGTGGCTCAAGAGTCTTTCCGATCTCTTCAAAGCCTGTAGATGCAAGTTGAGCGATCTGAGCCTCTGTATAGCCCTTCTCAGTAAGAGAAGCAGCAAGAGCCTTCATGCCTTCGATCTGACCAGGGGCAGTAGAAATACCTGTCTTAGAACGACGGATTGCTTCTGCTACAAATGCTCCTGTATTTCTATTGATCTCTAACTGCTCTTTGCCAATCTTTGAATCAAGGTAGAAGTCTTGTAGACCTTCCTTGGTTGCAATATAACCTAATGCTATAAGTGCATCTGTCTTTGCTGGGTCTGCCTGAATAGCAGCCAAACGTGCAGTATTAGCGCGTTCATCAAGGTCAAGGACTGTGACGTTGTTCTTTACGTAGTTCTTGAGTGACTCTGTGCTAAGGAACTTGTCGCTCAGGCCATACTTCTGCTTAATACCCTTATAGCCTTCAACAGCGTTAAACAGTTCGCCTGCTTCTTTAGGGGTAGCAAGACCCTCATTGAGGTATCCATACTCTGAGTAGAATGGTGAGGTTAACTTAGTTCCATTCTTGAGTGTGTATTCTTTGGTATTGAGAAATATAGCAACAGCATTATCGTAATCAAGATCATCCTTAAGGAGTGAATTAAGATAGGATGTTGAGGAGTCAAGCATATTTGACGAAAATCCTTGGGACTTGAGTAGCGCCTTGAGAACATCTACGCTTGTAGATGGAGTTCCTGTTGCAGATGTTGTCCCACCACCAGCATTGGCTTTAGCGCCACCGCCAGCGCCTCCTCCTGGAGTTACGCTACCTGTATTCTGGTATAGTTTCCACTGTCCAGTATCAGTGCCACCGATCCATGTATAACGGAATCCTGCTGGTGCTACTGGTTGTACTGCCTTATTAAATATAGGGTTTCCTGCGGCTTCTTCAACCGTCATTCCTGCGTCTATAGCACGTTGTTCCTGCATTTTCTGAGTACGCGTAACAACAGGTACTGGCTTTGGTGTTCCGTCAGGATTAAGACCTTGCGATACATACAGATCAGCAAGATTCTTCTTCATGCTATCTAAAAGAGTTGTGAGTTTACCAAGCATTTTTTCATCTGCGGTTTGCGGTTTAGCAACTGCATTCCGCTTCGCAGCAATTCTGGCTTTTTCTGCCTTGTCCTCAGCAGCCGCCACTGCAGCCGCCTGTGCTGGAGTTGCCTTGGCTCTACTACTTGAATCTGTTGCCATGATTACCCCAGTGCATTCTTTAGTGATTGAGCCATATTGACTGCTGTATTAATTGCTGTTGATGTACTATCGTAACGCTTATCGTTCTTAATAATCTTCTGCATCTCAAACTCGTTTGGCAATCTGTACTCACCACTCTCGTCTTTGAAGTTAAGAACCTGTACTGCAAGAGGATCCTTAATACCGATGTTGGTCTCAAGGCCGGCCGATAGTGTCTGCAGCACTGGAGCAACATACTTGTTGGCTGTTTCGCCTGGCTTAAGAGAGTTCTTGATAGCCATAAAACGGTTACCAGACTTGGCTTGAATTTCTGATACGTACTGCTCGTACATTTCGTTCTGGACCTTCTCGTCAGGGTTAGATAGAAGATTCTTAATAAGCGGAGAAACTGTTGCAAAGTCAGGAGCAACATCATAGTTGCCCGTGTGGTATGCCTTGATTGTATCGTAGATGGTCTTTGCAGAACCACCGATATCATCCACATTCCACTGTTCTTCTGGGAAGTTTGCTACAAGGAAGTCAGCAAGAAACTCTGTTTGCTCTTCTGCTGTGAATCCTTCACCCTGTGATGTAGATGTTCCAGTTGTTACAGTTTTATACTGCTTAACACCATCAACGGTTTTAATGCTAGAAAATTCTTTGTTTCCAAATTTGTCGACCTTCTGCTTCTTGGTCTTAGGGTCAATAACTGGCTTGCTCTTAGTATCATAGATTGGAGCAAACTCTGTTTTACCAGAAGTAGTTGTAGGTTGATTCTGCTGCTTGACCTGTGCATTCCATGAATCCTGAAACTTCTTATCTAGTTCTGGGGCTGGCCACTGACCAAATGCTGTGAAATAAGCATTGTTGTAGTACTGGCGAGCATCGCCAAGATCCTTGAATTGAAGTGCTGTCTGAATTTGCTTGGTATATCTTGTAGTTGTATCTGGCTGCTTGGGGCCATCTTTTGGCTTAACAGTACTGTTGTAGGCTTTTAAGAAATCAAGTGGAAGCAACTGGCTTGATATAGATGCAAGGATAATCTTTTCAATCGCAGAAGATTCATCTACTCCAACTACTCCAACTCCTAGAGGTGTTGTCGACTTACTTAATCCAGACTTACGAAGCAAGTTTTGCATCTCAACAAAGTCTGTACCCATTGCTTTTTGGACATCCATAAGATATCCTGCTTTTCTTACTGGATCTGTTTCCTGAGCAAATAAAACAAAAGGGTCTTTTGAGTCGCTATATATACCAAGGATTCCTGACATTTGCTGTTGGGTAGCAGGTGTATCAGGCACGAACATAGATCCTACATATTTTCCTGCCATTATTCAGCCTCTCTTAATATACCAGCGAATACACCGTAGTACATACGGGAGAATTCAGGATTGTTAGACATTAATGTTTCCGCTAAGGCAACAAGTTCATTACGCATAAGTGTTTGAACTCCGCCTTTAGATGATAGTTCTGCATAGTTTGAAACCTTGAAGTCATTAAGAAGTTTTCTAAACTCATCGAACTGTTTGTAGAATGTGACTGTCTCTTCGTAAACAGAAGATGACTGGAAGATTGGATCTTCAATAGCCCGACCAATTGTTGCTATCTTCTCGTCCTGAACACCAGTCACAATTGCATCTACTGGCTTAGCGCCACCAAACTGCTTGTTCAGGATAGCAATTTGCTCGTTGTACCAGAAATCAGTGTAACGACCAGCAATCTGCTGTTCAGCAAGTTGGCTCTTAAGCATGGCGTAAACCATACCCTCTGCCTCTTGTGCTATCTCTGCAGTGGACATCTGACGACGAGCACCCATCTTTTTCTGCCAGTTAGTATACTTCATCGCATACTCTCCGCCAGGGAAGAAGTAAGGAATAATGTCACCAGACGGAGTAGCATACTTGCTTACTGCATCTGGGTTGTTATTCAAGAATGTCCAAGCATCCGCTGTACCAGAGGTTCCTGGTGTGGTGTTGCTAATAGCAACTAGGATGTTTTTGTGACCAAACTTGTCAGCAAATTTAGACGCTGCTGTTCCTTGATCTCCAGGATAACGCTTTTTTAGTTTATCCCAGTGTTCGTAAAGCATTGTCATGGTCATAAAGTTTTGCTTATTGTTAGGGTTCTTGATGCTTAGTAGAACTTCTTGTATAGGTGTTGCTGGCGAAATGCTTTGGAATATAGCACCAAAGACATTTGCCCACTTAGCCATACCCTCTGCATCGCTGAATAATTGATTTCTTGCTTCATCACTAGCAAATGGGTTATCCCCATAGTCGCCCGTAGAGGCTAGGTACGAAGCCCAGTCTTTAACTCCACGCTGTGTGTCTGCATTATCTGCGAAGAAAGCGTTAGTAATTTTCTTTGCCCATGCTGGAAATATAATATCTGTTGCAGTTTTAGGCTCACCAAATGGTGTAACAATATCTCTAAGTAAGTCATCTATTGGACCGAATGCTTTGTCTCTTCCACTTAGTGTGTAAGCAGCGACCATAGCAGGTCCCATACCAGGAGATATAGGGTTAACAGAACCAAATGCAAGGTTCAAAGATTGTACTGGTGAAGTTATCTGTAGAGCATCTTTTGCATTGATGTTTCTACCAGCAAGAGCGCCAATAAAACTACCAACAAGAGGCATCTTAAATTTTAGATCATCAGAATTTTCGTCTTTATAAAAGAATCCTTGATTATCATCATAAGTCATGCCAGAAATATCGTAAATTACGTTTGAGCCTTCTTTTTTAAGAGAGTCAAACGCTTTGAAAAACTTAATTGTAGGTGCTGGATTAGAGAACATAAGTTCTCCCCACTTGCCAATAGTGTTGTAGTGAGCCTGAGCAAACGGTGCTACTAAACGTGCTGCGTTAGCCCACTGCTTCTGCTTAGCAGCGTTATAGAACAATCCCTCTACATACTTAGATGCTTGCTGTGCTGCAAGAGAATCAACTGTTCTTAGTGTTGCTCCGCCTCTGTGGACGTAAGAAGGATTTTTTAAGCGCTGCTTGAGTGTGCTGTTGATAACACGTAGTGGTGCTGGAACTCTACCAATGATTTTCTTTCCACCTTTAGATGTGGGTGCAAAGGCTTTGTTGGCATTGTTACGCAACGTAATCAAATCATCAGTGCTGAGCATATCTGCATATGAGGCTACAAAGTCCCAATAACTAGCATCAAACTCAGGTCCGAAGTTAACTTTGCTTTCGACTCTTGCCGCTAGGCCAAAGAAAGCGTCTGTGAATTTCTTCGCTACTTTAGTAGTACCATCAAAGACTACCTTTTCGTTGTATACACGTACGCGTGAACCTACCATTTGGGCTGGCTCAAAGATTGCAGCAATTTGCTTTTCAAAGTTCTTTTCTGCGGCAAGAACTTGATCTGTTGTTAAACCCTTTTGAGTATATGGCGTTCTGATAGTAACTAACTTACCACCAAATGGAACTTTTACTTCTCCGTCACGCAGGAGGGAAAGAACTAGATCTCTTTGTGATCCTTGACCAGCAAGAAGATCAATCTGCCCAATAACTGTGTTAGGTTGCTTTGCGTCAAATAGATACGTAAGAAGATTGTCCTTGTTGATGTTTGACTTCACAACACCAGGACCAGTTTCCTTAAAAGGATTAATAAGAAGCAGTTCGTTCATTCCATCATTATCATTGTAGATTGCTGATAGGAACTCTCGCAACTTATTTCCTGGCTCATCAAATGTATCAATGAGATCATCAACATATTGAACTTGCGCTTCTGGTGTTCCTGCTTGCATTACGCGAATAACATCTGGAATAAACTTATCTGATGAGAAGTTATTTACTGTCCAAGCAAGACCCTGTAGATATTCTTCACTTGTAGAATCTACAACGTTGTATGTTCTAAAGATACTTGTTGCTTTTCTTCCAGGAGCACCGTAGTCTGCAGTAGAGTCTTTGCCACGACGGGTTAAAGCCTGACGAGCAATGATAGATTCAGAGAACTGGACCTCTGCATCTGTAGACTTAAAGAACTGCCCAAGGGCATTTACCCCAAGTTTGCTTCTGCTTGATAACGCTCTTTGAGCCCAGTTACCTTCTGGGTTAGCAATCATCATAGAGATAAAGCCAATAGGGTTATTAAATAAACTGTTATGGCCAGATAAGAACTGGCGCATTTGCATTTCTCCTACGTTACGCATAATGTAGGCAAAACGACCCACCAACTGCGCTGTACGCCAAAGATCTCCTGCTTCTTCAAGAAGAACTTTAGTTGATCGTGCTGTTCCGTATAGTGGAATGTTAGTCTTAAAATCTATAATAGATTTAGTTACTGCACGTGAATCTGGAAGATTAAGTACAGTTTTAACCAACTGGCTCTCAAGCATTCCTTTTGGTAGGCGAACTGTCTTTCCGCCTGCTTCAATAACACCGCCACCACCATTAGCAAGTGCTAACTCAAGAGAATAATTTGATAGAACTACATCATCTCTACCAGATACTTTAATACTTTCTTTAAGTTTAGCAAGTCCTTCTGTGACGTCTCCACCAAGCGAACCTGCAATTTCATCTAGCAACTTGCCAATACCATTGTGGACGGCAGCAGCACGTTCAGCGTTAGTTTCAGCAGCAAAGATTGCTCTTTGTGTATCAGCAATAACTCTGTCTCGTGTTGCCTTGGTAATAATTGCACCAAATCGAGATGCAATATTGATAGAACTCATCCAGTCTTCAATACCAGTATTTAATGATGTAAGGTCATCTAAATTAAGTGCTGTGGATCGAACATAGAAACGACCAAATGCTCTGTTGATATTTTCCGACATACGGATAGCGTTTAGGTTTACACCTGGAATTAAACGAGCAACTGGGTTGGCTGCAATTTTAAGCCCAGTTCCAACAGCCTTTTTGACTGCAAGTAAATCCGCACCACTGCTTACTTGGTTAAGTAAGATTCTGTATACGTCGTCTACTGTTGTAGCCAAAGAAAGTTCTTTGATAACTCTATCGTCTAATTTACGTCTAAATAGGTTACGAAGTTTAACTACGTCTTTTTCGCCAGCAACAATCTCAGCAACTACCTTAAACTGACGGCCAAGCATGAACTTAATTCCTTCGGTCATGTTTGGTGTATCAAGAACATTACCCATAAAGCCATCTGTAAGTCCAGCACTTGCTAGAATAGATTCTTTGTAAACTGACTTCTCTGCAAGTTCTGCTTCTAGTTTAAGTAAGTTTTTAAGACCCTTTGCTTTAGGATCTGATATCAACTCTCTGAGGATATCTGGATCTCCGTTTGCTTTTTCGCGTAGGAGACTAAACCATTTTTCTTTATCTTCAAGGTCTAGTTGTTTATTAACTAGGTCATCAAATTCATTCTGACGGACAGCCAGTTCATCCTGAGGCTTCTTAATAGACTGTAGTAGTCTAAGAACATTAGGTCCTAGATTTGTAGGATCTGCAAACTCTGATGCTGCGATGCCAATCTCAGCGCGTGTGGCTGCAATTCGTCCCATATTGGTAATTGCAACTCCACCAGTTCCGCCATAGATGGAACGGATATTGGTAAAGCCATCAACCTTCCAGATGTCTTCTACAAGTTCTGAGACTTTAGACATTACTGCTGGGTTTTTTAGCGCTGCAATCTCACCAAGAAGAGCACCAAGACTCTTTCCTGCTGCTAATTCATCGCCAACAACGAACAAAGATCCTGTAAATCCATCAAGTGCTGCTGCTTCGTCACGAAGTCTAGTTGCTAGTTCGTTATATACTCTAAATTCTGGATCTGCTACGCTCTTGCCTAGTTTATCTAAACGATCTGCTAATTGAGCACGACGAAGACCTTCTGCTGTGCGTGTTGCTTCATCAGCCTTTGTAAAGTCGTCAGCCAAATCAAGTAATCTTAATTCATCTGCATCGTTTGCAGTAACTGCATATTCATCTAGATAATGCGCTCCAGCGCTAACCTTACCATACTGTGGAACTTCATCAAGAAGGATATAGCCATCAAAGAATCCACCAGTACTTTTCATATCGGCAGACAATAGAGCCATTGCCTCGGATAGTTCACCAGTTTGAGTCTTAGGGTTGGTTACAAACCATTCAGAAATGCTTTTATCGGAAAGTGCTTGCTTAGAAACATCGTCTGCTGGATATGATGCCCATCGAGCAGCATTAAGTGTTTCAAAGTTTAATAGTTTACGAGCAGTTCTGATTTGCTTGTCGACAATCTGTTTTTCAACAGCAATAATTTCGTCTTCTTTTTTCTTAACGTCTTTTGCAACACGCTTGTAAGGTGAAGAAATCTTTTTTGTAATCTTGTCTTGTATAATCTTGCCTTCTTTTTCAAGAAGTTCTACTGCTTCTTTTTCAAGTTGAGTCATTCCAACTTTGTTGTATTGCATAACATCATTTGCTAATGTGGTTGCTTTCTTGCCCTGTGTAAGAATCTTGCCTACAGCGCCAGGTCCAAAATACATAGATGGATCTAATCCTATGTTTAGCGTAGCATCTACAATTCCAGATAAAACTTTGTATGCGTTTTCTTCTGGATTCATTCCAATACCATTAAAAATGTGTCGTCCAATGGTGTATGATTCTCCATTAATCTGACCATACTTGCCCATGGCTTTAATCTGTGCTTTTCCAGCACCACTCTTAGGGCCAACAAAGAAGCCAGAACCTTGATCTGAAAAGTTTCTTATCAAAGACCCAAAAGCAGTTGCTTCGGACCAACCGCCTTCAAGCATTTCTTTTGATGAAATGTCCTCACCACGATAAACTGCTAACGCATTTCGTGTTGCAAGTGTTAAAGTATCGTAAGGCAAACGAAGAGTAGCAAAAAGACCACGAGTTAGACCCTTAAATGGATCGTAAAGGCCCTCTTTTAATCCAGCCTGGATAGTACCAAGGAATCCGCGATCAGGTTCTACGCTCTTTTTAATTTTATCTACGTTAAATGCGTCTGTTTTAAGTGCAGCAATACCATCAATGGTTGTGATCTTATTGATACCAGGAGTATCTGCAGTCAATCCCTGACGAACCATAGATACAACTAGGTCATTACTCAACCCAGGATATTTTTGGGTGATCGAATTAAAATTAGATAGTGCATCTGGAGACAATGAATTCATTGAGTACCGCATCATTGTCTTATAAGAATTTTTCCTAGCCTCTAGGATGGCGTTTAGATTATCAGCCATTAAGATTCCAGTTCGTTATATGCTTCTACCATCATCATTAGTTGACGAGAATCTGGGTTAGCGGCATACAATGCACGAACAAACATAGAGTCAGGGCTGATAGTGTCAACAGGTATCTGCTGTGCTGAATCATCAACACCAGGACCACCTTTTGCACCGCTTGAAAGAGGGGCTCCTTGTGTTCCTGGAGCAAAAGCATTTACTGTAGCAACAGGAGTTCCTGCTGTTACAACATCTCCTGCTGAGACTGCACTTGCTGTAGTTCCTGTAGATTCAGCAGATGCAAGAGACTTCATATCTTTGCGTTCTCCGTATGCTCCCCCAGAAGCATTTTCAATCTTAGCGTTACGCTGAATCTTCTGGACCATGCCGCGGTCAACACGCTTTGAGTCTTTTCCGACTCCTGATACAGGTGCAATATTCGACATTTTTAGTCCTCATCTTCATCATCAATATACTCGAGTGGATCCATTTTGTTTGGCATGCCAACATCTGGCAACATCCAATCAGGCCATGAACTGCGATCCATCATGACTGTCATGCATACGTCTGCAGGAAATCCTGCGACGCGTAATGCTTTGTAGTACTCATTCATTGCAATGCAATAGAGTTCTAGTCTTGAATAAGACTCATCGCGTACAGTCTTTACTGCTGCTTTCTTGACTGGTTTCTTACGCGCTGCCATCTTATCCTCCTAGTCCTGCTAACATAGTTGCTAAATCTGCTGGTGGTCCTGCTTGTTGAGGGACTCCACCAGAAGGTTGTCCAGGAGCGGCTGGGGATTGGGGAGCCTGCTCAACTGGGCCTTGTGTGCCTGGTGGAGCCATCTCTGGCTGTGCTGGTTGTTCAGGCTGTTGAGGCGGCGTGAACACTGCCAACGCAGCATCCTGTATGTTTTCTCCCCTAGTGATGCGATCAATCACATCGGCAATATTCTTAATAAGCGGTGAAGGATCTGCTCCTTGCGCTGCCATTGCAGGAATTGCTTGTGCAGTTGCTGTAATAGCCTGAGTGAGATTCTCCTGCATTTTCTCTACAGTAATGCGTGTTTCTTCCATGGTTGTATTAACATTCCATGGTAGTTCTCGACGGATAAAGTCTTTGGATACAAGGTCTGCACCTAGTGCTTGTAGTGAGAAGATCAATGCACGTGAAGGGTCTAATCCAGCCATCAAGCCATAGCGAACTTCAATAGAAGTGTCGCCATTGATATCCTTGCTTGGCATGTACTTTAACTCGTACGGCGTACCCTGTGCTGTTCCTCTAACGCTCTTTTCCTTGTCGAAAAGAACTTCGTCCATCTCAAACGCTAACTTAATGACATCCTCGAACACCTCAGCAAGGATGGTTTGACCAGCCTTGATCTGAGAGTCGAAAGCACCAAGTAACGCCTGGACACCTTGACCAGTAATAATACTTGCGTCAATGTTTCCAGTTCTACCCTCAGGATATCGAGCACCAAGTCGTAATTCTGATTGGAGTGCTGATTGCTCCTGAAAAGCAGCAGCAGGAATGTCCAAACGGACACGCCCGACACCTTGTGGTTGAGTTGTACGGATAACTGCATCAGGACCCATAGGAAGGTCCAATACATCGTTAGGTACAACAAGTGGCGCTTGGATTGACTTTTCAGCCGCTTCCATTGCCAGGTTAGCAAAACGAGCACGTGCCATCTGTACATAGATGACATCATCGAACTGTCCGCGTGGTTCATCATCAATGCCAGGACGACGTGCAATACGCACCATCATCTTGCCAAGAGGATTCTTCACCTTGCTAAGAACTAAATTATTGTTATGTGGCATGTAAAGAACCGTCTGGTCTTTATCCATGTACTTGATAAGTTCAATATCGTTGCCTGTGTTTTCACCAAAGCGACCAAGGATAGTGGTTGCAAACTCTGGGAACTCATGTGCAAGTTCATTAGATGTCTTCTTGTAACGCTTAGCGTATGCTACGCAGCGTCCAAAACGGTCAAACTCTGGGTAAGATCCCATTGGATCTTCGACACGGATGAAAGGAATATCTCCTTCAAAGTCTGGCTCAATGTGAATTGGCAAGAATCCGTATGAGAAGTACCAGTCTGCTCCCCAGTACATCTGTGACTGGAGGCGTGAATGTGCAACATAGTTGTTGGCAATCATTGCTCGCTTATCAGCAAACTTACGTGCCTTGGCATCTGTAACCTTGACTGCGCCGCAGTTAAATGATGGTAGTGGGGCTAGAACTTCTGCAAGGTCACGGGCTGCAACGTCGATAAAGTTAGCAACCATTGAGTGAGGTAGTCCCTCAGGGAACATATCTGGGAAGATGCTAGCAATCTGGCCTTTGCGAACAGCCTGAATTTGTGACATGCGAAAATCGCGCTCAGAATGCAAGCGCTTGAGATTATCAACGCGCTTAGCGATTCTATCAATATCTAATGCCATCGTTATTCCTGTTCCTCACCAAACTCATAGTCGTTGACATTGAGTACGTAGCGTTCTTGTTGTTGTTTACGAGTTGCCCACTTGTTGGGTATATGGCTCTGATTGGTTCTTCCGATTGAGATCACTTCTTTGGCGCGTAGTTCACAGAACCAAAGCGCCATCACACAGTCGGTCTTGCCTTTAGTATTAGGCTCCCAAGTTATTAATTGCTGGATCAGAGCCTTGATGCCTTCCGAACCTTCCACTGCTGGAAGTTCCAAGAGGTTGTCGTTATTAAATGTTGTGCCACGCATAGTCCCAAAGAGACCCGACATGGCTGCTACGCCGAATTGTGTATCCCATTTGTTCTTGCCAGTGAACTGACTCGAGAAGCGAACTCCTGCTGAGGCTAGGTACTGACGCAGATCATCATCTAAAGCGTATGCTTTCTGATGAGCGTTGGTTTCAATTCTTAATTCTTGGGGATGATACTTCTCAACCCAGTCTTGAATTAACTTCTGAATCTTCTGTGGTGTAGGATCGAACATATTTTCGACATCAAGGACGTACCTTTTGCGACTATAGCGATCTACTGTGATAACCACTGCTGCTGTATTACCAGTCATGGCAGGGTCTAGACCCATGATGGTGTACCAAGAGCCCTTCTCAGAAGGATGTCCAGCGCTACCAGCCTTTAGAGGGCCACGCTTTCGCATCCTGTTGATCGAACCTTGTACACAGACAGGGGCAAATATTGAGTCTTCCTGTACGTCCTGTTGCTGGTATACCAACGCCCACGCACTTGGCGAGACTTCACTACGTCTACGGAATAATGCGCCCCCGTCCCATTTAGGATAGAGGCCATCTTCATCTGGTAAAATATCTTCATCTGAGCCTTCCCATGGGATATGTGCCTTAGGCCAGAGAGTAACCCAGTCTTTTGGGTTATCTGCGAACTCAAGTACTGCTGGCATTGAAAGATACGTGAACGGTGACTTGCCACCTGTCCAGTGCTCAGGGTTTCTAATCTCTCGGTAGAGGTCATTGGCAGCAATACGTGTGCCTACGATGAGCAACTTACCGTTATCACCCAGACGGGTGACTACATCTCGCTGGAGCCAGAGGAGTTGCTTCTCCCACTCATGCGCGTTTGAAGTCGTAACAACGTCGTCCAGGATGATGAGGTTGGAACGGGCGCCAGTAATCTGGCCACCAATTCCGAGCGCCTGCACCGTCGGGTCCTTTTCGGTAGAATCACGAGAAAGGTAAATGCGATCAGCCTTCCAAGTATCCGCATCCTCTTTCCAACCCCCTGCAGACCCATAGACTGCCTGTAACTTAGACCAGCGTTCGTGGCTTAGCCGTTGCTTGATGGAGTAAAGATACTCCTTAGCGCGTTCCTGAGTCTTGGAAACGATGGTGATCTTAATGTTGGGGTCCATGGCGATTCGGTACACACAGTAGTTGACCGTGATGACCGTAGACTTGGCATGCTCTGGGGGGACGTTGATAAGCAGACGCTTCTTAGAGGCAGGGTCATAGACCATCGACGGGTGAATGTAGGAAGGTTCTCTTCCCTCAAGCACGTCAATCCATGATCTGTGATGCTGGAAGATCGGCGAGTCAAGAAACTCACGGCTGAACTCCTCAAAGCCAATTTTGAACTTGGCATCCCCTGAAACTATACTTAAAGTCTTTTCGCCCTCTGCTCGGGCCTTCTCAAGTTCCCTCATAAAGGCGGCGTCTTTGCGCCAGTCCTTCATAACATCTGGCTTACGTTCAGCCCTTGCTAATGCATCTGGAATATCTAAGCCTTGGCGTACAAAGTCTAAAACCTTTGCCTTTGCCTCTCTGAGAGCGACTACATTGTGGTGCTCTTTACCGCCCTTAGCAGCCATTATAACCCCTCCATTAAACCCTTTGTATAAAATCCCCTTTATCGCTCGGCTCGCCTGTGCGAGCCTCGCTAACCCCTGGGTTCGTGGCTGGCATCAAGCCAGCCTACACTATCGTTTCGGCTGTCTCAGCCACCCACTCACATCTAAGATAGACTCACTCTGTAGGAGTCGTTCGTCTATATATATAAACCCGTTCAAAACGGAAATCCGAACGCTGCATATTAGCAAATG